TGAAACATGATGATGAATCATGATGAAGAATCATGTTAAAGAATAATATTGATGAAACATGATGATGAATCATGATGAAGAATCATGTTAAAGAATAATATTGATGAATCATGATGAAGAATCATGTTAAAGAATAATATTGATGAAACATGATGATGAATCATGATGAAGAATCATAAATTTATTCAAATTCTAGAATAATAATACTAACATTATCATATGAACCTTTTTTTAAAGCTTCTTGTGCTAGATTTGCTGCTAAATTTTTAGAATTTCCTTTTTTATAACCTTCTAATAAAGGAAATAAATCTTTATTTTCAACTACATCCCATAATCCATCACAAGCCATAACTAAATATTTTGTGTTATTTGTTATTTTATTATAATAAACATCTGGTATTTGTGATATATATGGAGCATTATCTCCATCACCAAAAGCTCTAGCAAGTGATAATTGTCCTACTCTAAAAACACCTTCAGAATCTTTATATATTTCACCACCTATTTTCTCAATTCTACTTTTTTCAATCATATCGTCTGGTTTATGGTCTGTAGTAATTTGTTTAGTATGTCCACTTTTATAAACAACAACTAATCTAGAATCACCTAAATTAACTGTATTAAAATGAAGTTCATCTTGATATTTATACATAATATTAAGTAAACATGTTGAACCAGCAGATTGTCCTTCTTTTTTTTTTAATATTTTTTCCTGCAAATGATTAAAAACACTTTCATGATATTTTTTTTTAAAAGGACAACTTTTACCTTTGGTACAATAATGAAGAGGTAATTCTTCTGATACATATTTAGATATTTCATTACCTCCATGTCCATCATAAATACCAAATATATTAATATTATTCATATTTTCATTAGCATTGTTTATATTTGTTATAATTGTATGTTCATCTTCATTACTTACTCGTCTTCCTTTGATTGAAGTAAAAGAAATATTAATTTTATTTACCATTCATAATTTATATTTATATATTAATTATAATTTAATTAAAACATATTTTAGAAACTTCAATTTCAGAACTTTCAGAATCTGTTTCTAAAGTTGTAGTTTTCCATATATTACTATTTTTTATTGTATCTGTTTCTAATATATCATCATTATTATCATTAGATAATTCAATATACTTATTAATTTGTTCTTGTTTTTCATAATATAATTTTGATTTTTTATAATTTACTTTAACTATATTTTTATTTGACTTTATATATTTATTTTTTATTTCTGATTGATTATTCTTATCATTTATTAAATTATTATTATATTTAATAAAAAATAAAGTTATTTTTAAAATTATTACTAATATATTTTCACATTTATTTTGTTCTGTTATTATATCTAGTTCAATATTAGTATCAAATATTTTACTTCTATCATAATCTCTAATAAATTTTAAAATTATTGGTATATAATTTATATCGTCATTATACTCTTGATTATTAATATTTAGATAATATGAAAAAATACCATCATTTAATGTTTTTAATATTTTTTTAGAATCTATTAATTTATTCATCAACATATATGTTATTTCAAATTCATCTAATAACATACTATAAATTATTAATGGTATTCTTTCATTCTTAAATAAAGGATCTATATTGTTGCATATAATTTTAAATAAAAAAATCTTATTATATTTTTTAAAATTACTTTTTAAAATTAAAAATCCTATATTTTGATTAATTTTATCTTGATAGTTTATATCTAAAAAATTATTTTTTAAAAATAATAATAAAAATTTTAACTTTATATTTTCATCTAATTCATTTTCTTTTTTTTCAAATAGATAATTAATAATATTCTTACCATTGTAAAATTTATTACCTAAACTATTATTTTTTTGTAATATTGATTCGGCTATCAAGTGATTTTTATTATCTATACATTGAAATATTATTGATTTACCATCTAAATTATTATTAATAATTATATTGTATTTAATTAATTTAATACCTAAATTAATGTAATTTTTATTTATACATAAATTTAAATAAGTAAATTTATCATTATTATTTTTATTAAAATTTTCATTTATATTGTAATTATATTTTTGTATTACATCTATAAATTCTGTATATATTATCTCATTTTTATCATTTTCTTTATTTATAAATAATATTTGATAAGGATTAATTATATTATTATTTTTTTTATTTATATTCTTGATTTTTTCATCTGAATGATATAAAATATAATCTAATATCGCTGGTTTCTTATATATAAAACATTTTTTTATAATATTTATTATATTTTCAATTGATATAAATATTTTTTCATAAAAATTATTAGTTATAAAAATATTATCTGATATTTCAAATTTACTTAAAATTATATCACCATCAATTACCTCTATTAATTTATCTAATATTTGTATATTGGTTATATTAATCTTATTTTTATTTATTATCTTAAAATATAAAATTTTTATATCTAAATCTATCTCTTTATTTGTAATCAATTCATTAATAATATAATTAACTTTTTTTATATTTTTATTACTTTCTAAATTATCTATGCTTGTTAAAAATTCTATTCCATATTTATGTTTTTTATATGTAAAACATTGATTTATATAATGTAATAAAAAATTATTTATATCATATTTTAAATAAGTTTTATTTATTTCTTTTAATTTATTAATTAAAAATTTTATTAAATTATTTATTATTTCTTCTTTTAAACTGGCATTATTTAATATAATATGAAATAAGTTTTCATTATTTGATTGATAATTTATATCAATTATATTTATATTTTTATACATTTTACTAAAAATATTATTTATATTTTCAATATTATTATTGTAATCATCATTTTTTATAAAAAAATTTAATATTCTTAAATTTTGCTCATTAAATAATAAATGACATATTTTAAAATTTTTCTTTAACCACTCATTAATAATTTCAATATTATTTATTATATAATTAATATTAAAATTATCTGAAAGTTCTTTTTCATATTTGTTATATTTACAATATACAAAATTATTGTAATATCTTATATCTTCGTGAATACATCTATCTATTTTAATTAAACTTATTTTATTCTTATCATTTATTTTTTCTATATTATGATTTTGTTTTAATAATAATATTATTATTGGTATAGTTTTCAAATATATTTCATAATAGTCTTTATAGTTACAATAATTTAATGTGTAATAAGTTTGTAATTTATCAAATTTACATTCACATGGTAATAAAGAAATTATACCTAGAAATTTATTAATTAAATAATTTAAATATAAAATATTTTGATTAGAAATTATCTTATCATTTTTAAATTCTGTTTCAAAATTTTTTAATAATTCTTTATCATTTTCAGTTATACAGCATTTACATTTATTTCTATATTTTGGATATATTACAATTAATCTCAATAATAAGTTATAAATTGTTTTAATAGCTCTGATATTATTTTTTAAAGCATAATATAAATTATTTTTATAACATTTATCATTTGTTTTAAATGATTTACTATTTTTTATATTTTCTATTATATTATTGTAATTATGTTTTGAATTACAACTACCATTACATAATAATTTACCTTTTTTATATGATATATTTTCTAAAATATAATCATAATTATTTTTAATCACTTCTTCTTCTATTTCTAATAATTTATCAATATTTAATTTTTTTATTTCTTCATCTAAACTCTTTTTATTTATTTGAAATTTTAATTTATATTTTTTTTCATATTCAGTAATTTCTAATTCATCTTCTTCACACGATGAACTATTACAATTTGTAATACTATCTTTACTAGTATTACTACTATTTTTACTACTATTGCTTTTATCACTATTACTTGTTATTTCTGTATTAGATATATTTTTTAAAATTTTATTATATTTAGATGATTCAAAAGTGAAAGATTCATCAGTTATATTATCACTTGTCATTTATATATTATCATTAAATTTTTATAATTTTTTAAACTCTATAATATATATAGATTAATATGATTATAATTATACTAATATTAGTATTATTTTTATTAGCATATTGTAATAATCAAAATATTGAAAATTTTAGTTATGATAAACTAAAACTTTATTTAATAAATTTAGAACATCGTAAAGATAGATTTGATATAACAAATAATTTATTAAATAATTATGATTTTATAAATGTTATTAGATATTCAGCTGTTAATGGTAAAAATATATCAAAAGATAAATTAATTGAAATAATAGAACCATCTGCTATGAAAAGTATTTTAGATAATTATCGTAAAGAACATTATGAATTGTCTTATGGAGCCGTAGGATGTTATTTATCTCATATAAATATATGGAAAAAATTAGAAATTGATAATTTGGATTATGTTATAATATTTGAAGATGATGCATTGCCTAATTTTAGTTATACTGATTTAAAAGAAATAATTGAAAAATATATACCAAATGATTGGGATATGATTTTATTTGGAGGAATTTATAATAATTGTAATGTAATAAATGATTATGTTAAAAAAATACAAACATTTTATGAAATGCATGCATACATTATAAATAAAAAAGGTGCGTCAAAATTATTATCAAAAGCTTTTCCAATAAAAAAACAAATAGATAGTTGGTTAAGTGATTTAGCATCAATTAATTATGTAAATATTTATGGTATAACTCAAAATAAATGGAGACAAAATCCTCAAATCAATATGACTGACATACAAACTGAGATTAAATAAATTTATAATTATTAAACTATATTTTTTTTTATATAATTCTTTTTAATTATATTTTTATATTTTAAAAAATAATATAGATAATTTATAAAATAAATAATTATTATAAATATTGATAAAATAATTATTAATGATGAAATTATAATTGAATATAATATAAATAATATAAAATCAAATTTTGATTTCATTTCAAGAATATTATTAATAATAAAGTTGTCATTTAATAACTTTATTATTTTTAAAATAATTAAATTTTCTAACTTTTTATTTATTTTATCCTCTAAAAGATTATTAATTTTTTTTTTACATATAATACATTTATTTTGTTTTAAAATTTTATTAAAACAATCATCATGACAATATATAGTGCAATTACAATCTTCTAATTTAAAATATATAGAGGTTTTTTCTAAACATATATAACAACAATCCATAATATATATATAATCATTAATATAATTAGTTAAAATCAAATTTTTA